GGTAAAGAAACGCGGGATCGTGGGTCTTCGGTTCTACGAGAAAGCGTATGCAGCGGTATCGAAGCGATATGAAGCCAAATTCGGGGATGCCGTAGCTGAGGATATAGCGGGCAAATTGAAAGCAAAACTAGGAAACATTACAATCACGAACTGATGGCCGCAGATATCACAGCTTTACCTCAAGATCCCGTTACACTCGCGGATCAGTATTTAATGTATCAAATCGAAAGCGATGTAACTCCTCCTCTTTCGGATTCGTTTCGTTTTGTGGTTACTGTATACCAAGATTCTGTTTCGGCATCTAATTTACTAGGGAAGTTTTACCTCTCACCAAACACGGAAAACTTGTCTTTCTTCAACCTCGCTGAAGCGGTTCGTGGATTGTGTCAAGTAGACGACCGTAATTATCAAGGCACAACAGCAATTCATTCTCTTACCTCGAAGTATTTTACTCGAAGCAATGGCAACATCAAGAAGTTCGTTGTCGGTGTCGGTGAATGGGACGGTTCTACAGAGACCTTGAACGACAACACAGCAACAATTTATTTAATTGATGGGCATTTTCAAATAGCGGACGGATTCGAACCAATCTTCTCGGATTACTACCCTAAAGCTGCGACTGCAAAAACATGGCTCACCGACCGCGTTCCCGCTTCGAATATCCTCACGATTAACGCAGCCGAAGAAGATGAGGGAGTTGTTGCGTTTTTAAATAGAAGCGCCCTGAACGGTCAAGCTATCAGTTCGACGGTCAAGTTTGAGTTTGCCGTTTATACCGAGTCAGGTACTCAGCTATCAACGCGAGACATTACAATCGATACAAGCAACGGAGCGCAATCACCGACCGCTTCAAGTCCCGTAAACGGCTTCATGTGTTATTTAGCCGCATACCCTTCAAACATCGATGCACTTACAAGCGACCTCACGAACAACCCTACATGGAGTTACTATGAGTTGATTCCTCAAACGTCGATCTTCGATGCTCAGTCTGGAAACAAGTTGCGATTTGTAAAGAACTGCCGACCGTTAAAACATCAAGCCGTTCAATTGGCTTGGTCTAACTCGGTTGGTTCGTGGGATTACCTTCGATTCGATGGTCGTAAGCTCAAGACGGTAACACGCGAAGAGAAGACCTACCGAAAGCAAATCGGAGACTACAACGCGGCATCTTTTGGTTTTACTGCCTTCGATAGAGAAATCACACCGTATCAAGTGGAGGCTAAAGAGATGTATCAACTCAACGGCATTTTGACCTCTGAGGAATACGATCTCTTTCAGTATTGTTTCCGTTCAAAGAATATTATGGCACGTATCGATGGCTTTTGGGTTCCCGTGACCCTGAAAGAGTCCTCTCTACAAGTGGAATCCGATACAACGTCGAAGGTCTACATCGCTACAATTAACGTCGAACTCGCACAACTTATCCGATGCTAAGACTCACCCTTGCAGACAACGATATCGAGCTCTATCAAAACGATCCGGTAAACCTCTCGTATCAATTCAGCGACCTCCAAAAAATCAACTCTTGCGGCTTCGAGTTTCTCGCAGACTTTCCGTGTACCTCTGACCAAAAAGAATCAAGACTACTTCGGCGCGGTTAACGAGTTTGGTCTTATTACCACTTGGGATCCAAAAATCAAGGTTGAAGCGGAGCTTTCGTACAACACCATTCCCGTCATGCGGGGATTTGCCCAAGTGAAGAATGTATATATCCAGAAAGGGAAGTATGCTGACGTTGAGCTCGTGGTATTTGGGGAGACGGCTAACCTCTCGCGGGATATCGGAAACGCTATGCTCACAGATGCGGACTTATCGAGCTATACAGAAACCGTAAATTACACCAATGTTTTAGCCACTTGGACGGGTTCGGATTTACCCGTTCGTTTTGGTGTCGTTGATAGGGGTCAAAATTGGAGTGGGTCTGATGTTTGGTCAACGACTGCAAGCGGAGTTTTTACATATGAAGTCACGGGGTTTCTTCGAGTCAAAGAGATATTGACCGCAATATTAACGGGCGCGGGATACACATTTGACTCCACCTTTATTGATAGCGAAAGTGATTTATATCTCATGTGCAACGCGGGAGGTGAAATAAATCAAACAGTAACCGCAGAAGAACAAGCCTTGTTCCATGTGGGATTGGGTTCTAACCTTACCATATCGGGGACGGGGTGGCAGACAATCACAGCGTTTGTCGAAGGAGGCGCTTTCTTTGATAATGGCAGCAATGTCTCTAGCGGAGTTTTTACAGCTCCGTTCGATGGGTTGTATCAATTTAAGGTCAGGGTCAAGATAGATACCCTTCCAACAAACCATGAGCTTCACGTTGCTTTGTTTATCAATGGCCTTGAATACGCTACTGTTTTACAAGGCGAACCAGCGGAATTACAGACGTTTGCCGGATATCTATTATTCACTCCACTTATACAAATGGATTCAGGAGACACGGCAGACGTCAGGTTTCATTTTCACACGGGGAGCGATACAGCAATCCTTGAAGGCACGGGATTAATAAGTTTCCCCACAACATCATTTGAGTTATACAATACGGCTTTAGCGGGAACGGCTTGGACAGCAAATGCCAATATGCCCGTTATGAAACAAATCGACTTTGTTTCAGGACTTCAGAAGATGTTTAACCTCGTGTTCATCCCAGACCGAAACAACTCCAAGCACCTCTACATCGAACCGCTTGGGGATTACTATGCAGGAGGAGATAAAAAGGATTGGACGAATAAGATTGACCTCTCCAAAGATATCCAAGTCGAGCCGACAACAGACCTGCAAGCGAGGGAATACGAATGGAAAATGTCTGAGGGCAAGGATTTTGTCAACAGCTTAGTTCAAAAGAACGCGGGCAGAGTATATGGGCGGTATAGGGTGAACGATCCTTTGAACGACTTTGCTTCTGGCAATAACACCATAAAAGCACCTTTCACTCCTTTTGTCACTTCGTTCGTTCCCGATACTGATTTCATCATTCATCGGATGGTAGTTGATACCACAGACCAAGACAAATCAATCAAAGACCCTCGACCTCGTCTAGCTTATTGGAATGGATACAACAATTCGGGTGATTGGTATTACGCAAACCAAGCGCTTTCGAAATTCCCTGAATTTAGTGAATACAGTGCAGATAGAACAACAATCGGGGTCAACGACAAATCTTTGTTATACGGAACGGAGCGACCATTCAGAAGCTTGTTAGTTAGCCCATTGAATACACTGTACTATAAATATTGGAGGCCTTGGGTGAATGAGTTGTACTCATCAGACGCTCGAAAGCTAACAGCGTACTTCAGACTCACCCGAAGCGAATTAGCCAATGTTGAGTTTTCGGATAAGATATTCATCAAAGACACATATTGGAGGATTCTGTCAATTTCTTATGACGCAACAACTGAAGACCTTGTGAAGGTGGAAATGTTAAAAATACTCGGAGATATTCGGGATTGTTCTTGGTTGCCGTATTCAGTACTTAAAACGGGCCAATTATATTTTCAAGCCGCTTCGGGAATAATTTCATCAAGCGTACCTCAAAACTGCTGCGAGAGATACGGATATCAATTCGTTTCACGAAATGGTGGGGTTGATGTTTCGGAATGTTGGCAAAACTCACCGCAATGAGGAATCTCGATAATCACCGTTATATAGGAGAGGCCATTCAATTGCTACAAAACAAAAGCGAGAAGGTTCATGTCCCGCTTTGGTTCAAGGTTGTTGATTGGGTTCTCGCTATTCTCTTTGTTTCCGCTTATCTCTTCGCTGCATTTAAACTCATCCAATGGCTGCTCAACAAAATATGATTCTCAAGGTGTCTGCGGATACCACCGAAGTCACCAAGGGAATTGAAAACGTAGAGGATAGCGTCAAAGGAACAGATGCCGCTGTCGGAGGGTTGACAAATCAGCTCGACAAAATGACGGGAGGAGCTGTGACGGGCTTCAGGAACTTTGCAAAAGGAGTAAAGACGGGCGTACTTGGTTTGAAGACCTTTAAAGTTGCTTTAGCAGCTACGGGGATTGGTCTTATTTTAGTCGCTTTTGGTGCTCTTGCTTCGTATTTCACAAGCACAAAGAAAGGAGCTGAACAACTCAAGGTTGCGACCGTTGCTCTTGGTGCTGCCTTTGATGTGATCAAGGACAGAATCAGCCAACTCGGAGGAGCATTGGTGAAGTTTTTCACCGGTGATTTCAAGGGGGCTTTAGATGAAATNAAAAGNAGTTTTTCGGGTATCACAGACGAGATAATAAAAGAAACTCAGGCGGCTCAAGATTTGCAGCGAGCTATGAACCAGCTCAAAGATGAAGAGAGGGACTTCATAAAGGTTCGAGCAGAGACGAACAAGCAAATCGCAGAAGCTCGGCTATTGGCAGAAGACGAAACACTCTCTGTTGAGAAACGTCTGGAGGCATTACAAAGAGCCGTCGACCTTGAGAAAGAAACCGTAGCGGAACAGCTTCGACTCGCTGAAGAAAGAGCAAGGATCGTCAGAGAACAAGTTGCTCTCGGAGAAAGTTTAGAGGAAGACTTCCAAAAATTAGCAGAAGCAGAGGCGGCCGTTCTAGACTTGCAGACCGCTTCCCTTCGTACTCAAAAGCGTTTGGGAACAGAGCTAAACTCGCTGAAGTTAGAGTCTATAAACCTCCAAAGAGAGCAGCTAAAAAACGAGCTCGACCTCGCAAAGGCGACTGTCAAATCTATGGAGGCTCGAAGAGGGGAGGAAATTAAAACCCTCCAAGTCACTCAAGAGGTAGCGACGGCGACGCTTCAAACGAATCAAACCTCTCTCACTTCCCAAGTGGATTTGACCGAAACTGCGGAGGAAGAAAAACGAAGGCTGCGGAGGGAGACGTTTGAGGACTTTAAAAATGGAGCAGAACTTTCAGCCAATGCGGCTCTGGAGATTGCGGAAACGAGTTTATCGGTTCTTGGTGATTTAAATGAGGCTTTTGGTTATAAGAGTCTTGAGCGACAAAACAAAATTGACGACTTACTTCTTCAAGCCTCTGAAACAAAAGACCAAAGCGAGAAGGAAAGTCTAGAGAATAAAGCCAAAGCGTTAGGTAAAATTCAAGACAGAGAAGGAAAAAAACAATTTCAAAGAGGTAAAGCGCTATCGATTGCGCAGGCTTTGATTTCAACCTACGAAAGCGCGACGGCGGCCTTCTCTTCATTGGCCGGAATTCCCGTCGTCGGGGTCGGCTTGGGTATAGCCGCCGCAAGTGCGGCAGTTGTTGCGGGTTTAGCTAATGTGAAAAAAATCAAAAGCCAGACTTACAAAAGTCAAGGTACGGGCGGAGGGAGTTCGTATTCCTCAAGCGGTTCAGGTGGCTCTGGACAACAAGCCCCAACATCCCCACAGCTTGACCTCTCGTTCTTAGGAGCTGGAGCTGGGCAGGATGGATTCAGAACGTATGTCATAGCTTCCGAGGTTTCTAACTCTCAACAAGCGAATCAAAAAATTAACGATCAAGCAGCACTTGTAGGATGAACATCATAGAACTTATAATCGATGAAGAAGCGGAACTCTACGGAGTCGACGCTTTGTCATTAGTAGAACACCCCGCTATCGAGTCCGATTGGGTAGCGATGAAGTCCCAAGAGTT